GAGAATTGGTATCCCTTCTTATTGGAGGTCAAATTCCTAAGTGGGACACCACAAAGGTTCGTCCTGCTGGCGCAAGACTTAAGACATTTGGTGGCCGTGCGTCGGGTCCGGGGCCATTGGAAGATCTCTTTCGATTCACAACTGACACTTTTAAAAAGGCTTCAGGACGAAAACTCACTTCCATCGAATGCCATGATATCGTCTGTAAGATTGCAGAAGTTGTCGTGGTCGGAGGTGTCAGACGATCCGCACTTATATCACTTAGTAACCTCACTGATGAGCGGATGCGGGACGCAAAGTCCGGGGCTTGGTGGAACGACAATCCGCAGCGTGCATTGGCCAATAACTCTGTCGCCTACAAAGAGAAGCCAGACATGGGCATCTTTATGGAAGAGTGGATGTCACTCTATAAGAGCAAGAGTGGCGAGCGTGGTATCTTTAATCGTGACGCTTGCAAAAAGACTGTTGCCAAACTAGGTGATCGTCGTGATCCAAACTACGACTTTGGAACCAATCCATGCTCAGAGATCATTCTACGCGACCGTGAGTTCTGTAACCTCACAGAAGTCGTTGTACGCGCAACTGACACCGCAGACGATCTTGCTCGTAAAGTGCGTCTAGCGAGCATTCTAGGTACATTCCAAGCGTCTTTAACTGACTTCCCATACCTCTCCAGCGAATGGAAGAAGAACTGCGAAGAAGAGGCACTTCTAGGTGTATCTCTAACTGGTATTCTTGACAATGAGCATATGGCAAATGATGTTATGAATCTCGAAAAGGGATTGATCCGACTTAAGGAAATTGCAATCAAGACAAATGCCGAATTTGCGAAGAAGATTGGCATTAATCCTGCTGCTGCAATCACCTGTGTCAAGCCATCTGGAACTGTATCACAACTTGTTGATGCTGCATCTGGTATCCATCCTCGTCACTCAGAGTATTACATCCGCACAGTTCGTGCCGATCAAAAAGATCCTCTATGCAAGATGATGATGGATATGGGATTCCCACATGAGAAGTGTGTAATGAAGCCAGACTCTGTTATGGTGTTCTCATTCCCAACCAAGTCTCCCGAAGGATGCTTGACTCGTAATGATCTGAGTGCAATTGAACATCTAGAACTTTGGTTAACTTACCAACGGTACTGGTGTGAACACAAGCCAAGCATTACTGTAACTGTTCGTGAAAACGAATGGATGGATGTTGGTGCATGGGTTTACAAGCACTTTGATGAGATCAGTGGTATTTCGTTCCTACCACACAGTGATCACAATTATCGTCAAGCACCTTATCAAGAGTGCAGCAAGGAAGAATACGATGCACTGCTTGCAAAGATGCCACAGAATGTAAATTGGTTGGATCTAGTCAAGTATGAGAAGGAAGATAAGACTTCCGGTACTCAGACATTTGCTTGCAGCGGCGACAAGTGTGAATTGGTAGATATTACTTCATGATGAAAGTTGGTTCGCTGTTCTCAGGAGTAGGAGGCCTTGATCTCGGATTCGAGCGTCAAGGCTTTCCTATTTCTTGGGCATGTGATAAGGAAAAGCATTGCAGGACAATTCTTGCAAAGCATTTTCCGCAAGCAAAGATTTATGATGATGTCTGCACGATAGATCCTGACAAGGTAGATCCAGTTGATATTGTTATTGGTGGATTTCCTTGTCAGGATCTATCCGTTGCAGGCGGACGAAAAGGATTGTCTGGAGAAAGATCAGGTTTATTTTATGAGTTTATTCGAATCGTCAGAGACATGCCAACAAGACCATCCTTTGTGGTGGTCGAAAATGTCCCCGGAATGCTCACAAGCAATAACGGAAGGGATTTCGCAGTCGTCCTCAATGAAATGGTCAGAGAGTGGAGTCCTAAATCTATCGCATGGAGAACATTGGACAGTAGATACTTCGGAGTTCCCCAAAAACGGGAAAGAGTGTTCATTATCGCAGATCTTAGAGGAGAACGCGCCTCAGAAATACTGGATCTCAAAACCGACATGCGAGGGGATATTAGAGAGAGGTCAAAGAAAGGGAAACACTTTGTATCCACCTTTAGCCAACTCTTTGACGAGTATGTTGAAGACTATCCACAAGCCGTAAGAAAGTCAAGGAAAGCACAGACAAGTCATGACTTTGAGACTTGGATAAGAACTGATTACGCTAACACTTTGAACTTGTTTGACATTGGACAACGATCAAGTGTATTGGTTATTGAGAACCAAGATGTTACCAGAATTCTAACGCCAATTGAATGGGAAAGATTGCAAGGATTTCCTGACAACTGGACAGAGGGATTGACGGACAGACAAAGATGCAATCAAATGGGAAATGCTGTTACAGTAAATGTGGCTGAGTGGATCGCAAAACGGCTTAAAGATGCTATATAATTGTGCAGGAGTAGTGGATTGGATAACCTCGGAGTCCTCGAAGTAACGACTCCCTAGGACCAAAAACCACTACTCCTGTTAGGTTTCTACATACTTGTATGATTTATGCAGGTATTGATTACAGTTTAACCTCCCCAAGCATTTGCGTTTATAACAGTAAACTAGGCGAGTTTCGTTTTGATCGCTGTATGATATACTTTTTGACGGATGTTAAGAAACTCCAAACTTTGTTTCTTGGAAATGTCCGTGGTGAATCTTTTGAGGATTATAATCACGAATGTCAGAGATACGACACAATATCGGATTGGGCAATTCAGTACCTAATAGGCTGCACGATGGTTGCTTTAGAAGACTACGCCTTCGCGGCCAAAGGAAGAGTGTTTCACATAGCGGAGAACACGGGTATTCTCAAATACAAACTCTTTCAACAGGGAATACCGCTGGAAACGATCTCACCATCAGCAGTGAAGAAGAACGCAACTGGCAAGGGCAATGCGGACAAGGAAATGATGTATCAACATTTTGTCTCAGAATCTGGCGTGCTGCTGAAGGATATAATAACACCCAATAAAAAAGATGTCGGAAACCCAATTTCCGACATCGTTGATTCTTACTATATTTGTAAGAGTCTTTGGCAGAATCAATCTGCCAAGAATTAGTTGGTTTTTTTCTTCAAAATCTGCGAGAGTATAAATACTCTACCAACAGTTGAAGTAGGGTTCACCTTAGCAACTTCTCTCATTAGAGGATTTACCCAAAGTGTTGTGGCTGGATCACCTCCCGTAAATAGGGGTCCTCTTTGGAAACAATCAGGTTGAGAGTGCATCGGTAAAACCATACTAATCCTTTTTCGCACGAATTGTTGTATCTCGTTACCCGGAGAGCAAAGACACACTTATGGTGTGTCTTTGTCATTTAACTGACAGTTGGAGAGCCTGGTTGTTCTGTTTCTTTTGGCTTTAGTGGTTCATCTCTAGTTTCTCCGTTTTCCTCACAGAGAAGCGGTCTTCGAATGAATTCACGATAGCCCCAGAATGATGCCAGAATTACAACTGGCATATACCAGAAGAGCCAACCGTATGATGGTCTTGCTGCTCCTGTTTGTGCAATTTCATCTTTGATTTGTAACATAACAACATTGTCGCTCGTATTGTCTGGAACGATGAATGGTGTTGTGTCACAACCCACTAAGAGTAGGAGAGAAACAATTACTAGTAGATATCTTAGGTGTCTCATTTTTCTCCTTATGGTTTGCTTGGGGTTGCTGCGGCTGTACCGAAGTAGAATCCTACGATGCTCAGTAGAATCTCTCGGTTCTCGGAAGACCAGAAGAATCCGTTTATCTCAACGAATCCCTTCTTTGCGGTTGCTGGAATCAATCCAAACAAACCTTCTGGATTCTTAACATCGACTTCTACGAAGGTTGGAATTCCGAAGAATGGTAGAATGAATGGTGCTGCGAAAGCACCAAACAAAACGGTAAGAACGATTAGTTGACGGACTGCTCTACCAGCGTCAATTCCGACTCGTTGTACTGCTTGATTTTGATTTTCAGTGGTTTGCTTATTCGCTTGAATAAGTTGCTCAAACATTTGCTTTTGATCAGCACTTTTTTGAGCCATGAACTTGAACAGGAAGCCCGTAGCCCCACCGCCAATCATACTAATAAGTTCAGGTGAAAACATAATTTACCTCCGTTACTTGTATTTATGCTTCAGGTGCTTTGCCAAACCGTTTTATGGCATTTTCTGTGTTTCTTGCGGGGAAGCCACTTGGTCCTTCACGCACGAACTTTGCTTGGGTTTCTGCTATTCCAGGTCTACCCATAGAAGAAACAAATCCCTCATGTTCCCCATCAGCGGTCTTTAAATCAAACTGATCACCATGCTCTGCAAACTGATCTAGAATAGCATGTTTTGCCGCATTTATATGACCATGAGCAGCAAATGCATTGGTAAAATGATGAGCATTTTGATTAATTGTAGCATGGAAAGAATCAATCATTGCTTTCTTTGTTTTTTCTGAAAGATTTCGTTGAGATGCTTTTGCCATGTGTACTGGGATAAATTCTGTCAATCCTTTTAGTGTTCTTTCACCGGATGTTCTAGCGGCATGATTAGAATACTCCTGAAGCATCCTATGAAACTTCTTATCCTGTGGTAATTTTCGTAGGAACTTCGTGGTTCCTTTTTGTGCTAACGCTTTTTGTGCGGCAGCAATCGATGAAGTAACTATTTTATGTCTCTGTGCAGTTAGAGAAAGTTTAGTTTTTGGTGTTATGGCAAGATTTGGAATAAATGCACCAGCAATCTGTAAACCAGAGTGATCTGGATGACTTGATGTTTTGCGAAGATTTAATCCATCGGTGCTATATTGTGAGTGTGGAGCAAAACCAATCTCGGCTCCATGCGGAGCATGATATGTGATTGTATTTGGTTGAACTGTACCCTGATGACCAGAGGTAAACAATAGATCTCCCTGAACAGCGGTTCCTGGCTTTAGATTTAGTCGTTGTGCCAATCTTAATGCCGGCACGAGTTCACGGGTAAAGTGTTCTTTACCAGCGGCACGAATTTGATCTTCAGATGTAAACTCAGCCGCACCGGACTTATAAGCCACAGCGGGTGTGCCATCCTTATGTTTTTTTACCACGATGCTCATACCACCGTCTGCTTTTAGGGACATCTTATGGTTAGGTGTACCCCTACCCCTAAAACGACGATGAACCGCGTTTAAATGCTTTATAGCGAGTTCTGGTTTACCATAGTACAGGAAGTCACCCAAATGCGTCATGTGTCCAGTGGTCTCTACAACGCGACCCTTTGCTTCTAGGAGAAGGGACTCTAAAAGCCGTCTTCCAACATGGGGCGCGCCGGCTTTTACTCTCTTCTTATGCTTCTTTGCAGCACTTGGGGTAACTACTACATCTTCTGGCTTGCTTGCAGGAACACCTATACCAGAGATACCTCCTCCGCTTACAGAGTTGGCTGGTGCAGCCGCAACTGCTCCATCTTCAAATAATGGCATTACATATTCAAGAAATGCTTGACCATTTCCACCCAAGGCGTCTACTTCCTCTGCTAACGAATTCAATGCTGCCATTGGATTCGTTGTGGTGTATCTGATCAATGGATCGGATGAGGTGAGCAATGCTCTTTTGAGGACAACAACAAGACGATAAAATGAATTACCGGCTCGTCTTTCTCTTTCTGTTTTATACTCTTTTGGTGTTTTTAAAAACTTACCGCGAGAATCTATTATTCCGGCTTTGTAAATCTCCATCTGGGTATACGGCTTAGTCAACTCAGAGAGGAAATCCCAGATGGTGAAACTTGTTACAATGTCGGAGAAAGATAGATTGCTCATTTTAGATTATTCAGTATAGTTGTTATTCTATGATCACTTACAATTTTAGTCAAGTCAACTTCAGGTATGGTCTTTGGTAATACTTGTAAATATTCTAAGAATGATTTGAGATACGGGTGCAATCTTGGACATACTTTAAAGAAAAGAATTCTAGAACAGGCTTCGTTTCCAAATACATTGTTCAGAAGAATGATGTGATTTAGTACTAATCTTTCTTTTAGAATTCGTTTCTTGTCGTATCTATTCAGTAATCTCTTAATGTACTTCACTCGCGTTAGGTCATCATTAAATTCAGTGATGCCTTTACACATTGGATTATCATATGCCTGCATTGCATACATGATAAAGTTATCATCATTAAGAGATCCAAATTTCATTACTTAGTTCAGACTTCTTCGATTTGTGCATTAATCATGAATACACCAGACTTATCATCACCTTGTGGGGCAGCGATCTTGCACTTTAGTACGAAGTTCTTTCCGCCAAAACCATTTGTTTTTTCGAATCCATCTGCTAAGTTGTGACTTGGAGATGTACCAAAGGTTCCGCCGAATCTCTGTATTGGGAATGAATATTCTTGGTTAACATTCAATTCGGTTCCACGGTTTAGATCAAAATCAATACCAGCCAAGTTCATTTTGGCACGGAGTAGATAAAGAGCAGATCGTGGATCAATGTATGACTTTGAGCAGAATGCTGTGATAAATGCATTCATCTTATGAAGATCATACTTGTCATCATATGAGATGGGCTTTACATCTGGTTGTGCTGAACGACCAGTTGTCTTTGGAGTTGGATCATATCCAAACTGTCCACCCTCTACATGATCTTCTTGGATGTCTATTATTTCGTTTCTGAGTTCTTTAAATCGTTTCATAGGTTCCTCTTAAGGTTATTTATGTTGTTTTGCAACTCTGAGTCTAAACTTGATCTTGGGGAATTCCTTCTTTAATTCCCCCACCGCTTCCACATTTGCTCTATGGTCATCCATAAAATCAACATGAGTTATTTTCTTTTTTCCCGTCAAATGTGCTTTTAGTGCTGTTCTTTTTGCGTTTGGATCGGATGAACCAACAGCAATTATCTTTAGATGCTTTCCAGCAATTCCTCTACCCTTAAGATACTTACGGATTGATTTTGCTGATTTTGGCTGTCTAGCGGTAAGAATTACTACCTCTTTCTTTTTTCTAGACACTTCTCTTGCTATTGTATCTGCTGGCTTAAGTGGTTTTGCGTTCTTGACTTTATTGAATTCGGAGAAATCCAATTCTTCTTCATCGTCTGGACCGAATTTTGCATATTCCCCGGAAGATAATTTGCGGGTATTTCCGGTTTTCTTATGTCTTACAATTACACCGGAGTCCGTTTTTGCCAAAGTATCATCAAAGTCAAATACTCGGATTTTTCGTGCTTCATTAACTGGTTCAGCACCGATCTTCTTGATTATTTGCTCATGCGACATACCACCACGATCAGCGTGTCTGTCGTATTCTGCTTGCCAACTTTCTCTTGCTTCCTTTGCTTTCTGTGCTTCTTCATAAGGAAGAGAAAGTTGCTGTGTTTTTTCGTTCAAGAAATCGATGAAACTTTTCATTCCTTGTTTTCATCCTTCTTCTTTTTCTTCTTACCCTTCTTTGGTGCTTTTCCCTTTGGTTCTTGACCACGCTTACGCAATTCAATGTAAGTAGCAAGAC